AATTGGCTTAACTTCTAGTACAGCACTTCAAAAAGGTGATGGCTCTACTGGACTTACTGGAGCTACTGCTGGTACGGATTATGTAGCACCAGGAACAGCAACTACTTTTAGCGCCAATCAAACATTTAATTCTGGTAATTTAAAATTAGCTGGCTCAACTAGCGGAACTTCTACATTAAATACTCAAGCAGTAGCTGGTACAACAACATATACTCTACCTAACGCAACATCTACTTTAGGGTTTTTAAATGTTCCACCAGTTGGAACTAAAACAGGTTCATATACATTAGCTACAGCAGATGTAGGTAAATATGTTCAAGTTGGTTCAGGTGGTTCTATTACCATACCAGATGCAACATTTGCTGAAGGTGACGCTATTTCAATATTTAATAATACATCAGGCAATATAACAATCACTTGTACAATTACTACAGCATATATAGCAGGTACAGATTCAGATAAAGCGTCTGTAACTTTAGCAACAAGAGGTGTAGCAACTATTTTATTTATTAGTTCAACAGTTTGTGTTATTTCAGGAAATATTACATAATGAGTGGAATAATGCAGATGTTTATTGGGTCTAAAGGCGTTACCACTACAGTACCTGCTTCTTATTTAGTAGTAGCTGGTGGCGCTTCAGGTGCATCAGGTAATGGTGGTGGTGGCGGTGCAGGTGGTCTATTAACAAATTCTGTTACATTGTCTACTCTTGTTACATATACAATTACTGTAGGTGGCGGTGGTGCTGGAACATCTAATACAGCAATAAAAGGTAATAACGGTTCTAATTCTGTATTATCAGGAACAGGGATAACTACTATCACAGCTACTGGTGGTGGCGGTGGTATTGGTCAAAGTTATGAACCAACAGGAACAAGTGCTAATAGCGGGGGTTCTGGTGGTGGCGGTGGTAGAAATAATAATACTGGTGGTGCTGGAACAAGCGGACAAGGTAATAATGGTGGAACAGGCTCTGACTCTGGTAGTGCTTATGGTGGCGGTGGCGGTGGAGGTGCTTCTGCTGTTGGTGGCAATGGTTCTGGTTCTTTAGGAGGCAATGGAGGAGCAGGAACAGCATCTTCTATTTCTGGAAGTTCTGTCACATACGCAGGCGGTGGTGGTGGCGGTAATGCAGGCGGAACACCATCTTCTGGAGGTGCTGGTGGTGGTGGTGCTGGTGGACAAAACGATACAGCAGGTACAGCGGGTACAGCAAATACTGGAGGAGGAGGCGGTGGAGCAGGAACACAAAATGTAGCACTTTCTTCAGGTGCTGGTGGTTCTGGAGTTGTTATCATCTCATACGCTAGTCCACAAAAATTTACAGGCGGAACTGTAACAACATCAGGTGGAAACACAATACATACATTTAATAGTTCTAGTAGTTTAATTCCATCTTAAACTAAAAGGAAAAATATGGCACATTTTGCACAACTAGAAAACAATGTAGTAACACAAGTAATAGTCGTAGCTAACCAAGACATACTTAATGAAAACGGACAAGAGTCAGAACAAAAAGGTATAGACTTTTGCTCTAACCTTTTAGGTGGAACGTGGAAACAAACATCTTATAACGGTAATATTCGTAAAAATTACGCTAGTATTGGATACACTTATGACGAAAGTCGTGATGCTTTTATTGCACCTAAACCATATAACTCATGGTTATTAAATGAAACAACTTGTCAATGGCAAGCTCCTGTAAATTACCCTACAGATAAAAAAATGTATTCATGGAATGAAGAAAATTTAACTTGGAAAGAGTTAGTTTAAAGGATAAATAATGTTTGGTATAAGCGCATTTGCTGAAACCTCGTTTAGCACGTTAGGCAAAATAGGAGGCATAGTATTAGCCTCTGCTCAAGTAGATGCAAACGCAATTGTTACTGCTAATGCTAATGCGATAAAACCATTTAGTGCTGCTATTATAGCAGACGCTATTGTTACAGGTAATGCAACAAGAATAAGATTAAATACTGGTTCTATAAACGGAACTGCTAATGTAAGTGCTGTTTACTTACGCATAAGAAATGGTGCAGGTTCTATTACAGGAAACGCTACTGTAACTGCATTAGGTTCTTTTGAGATTACAGGTTCAGCAAGTATTACTGCTAACGGTTCAGTAGAACTCAATTATGTAGTTATCAAAACAAACTCTGCAAGTATTACAGGAAATGCAACTGTATCTTGTTTAGGAGGATATGTAGTAAGTGGTAATGGACAAATAGTCGCTAATGCTAGTGTCTATTGTTTAGGTGGTATTATCACAGGTGCAAGTGCATCTATTACACCTATAGCTACAGTTACAGCAAACGGAATTATACAAGGTGAAGGATGGACACCTGTCACACCATCTTCAGATACATGGACACCATCATCAGCAAGTTCAGACACATGGACAACAATTTCACCATCATCAGATACATGGCTTAGACAAGGATAAAACATGGCAAAAACCAAAATTTCAGAATTTAGCACAACAGCAGCAGATAATACAGATATAACTAATATCAATATTGCTGAAGGTTGTTCACCGGCTAACCTAAACAACGCTGTTCGTAGTTTAATGGCATTACTAAAAGACCAACAAACAGGTTCTAGTGGTGACCCATTTACAGTAGCAGGAACATTAGTTGCATCAGGTCAAACAGTAGCTTCTGGCACATTAAATGTGACAGGTGCTTTTCAATTAGACGGAACAGCAGGTGCTAGTGGTCAAGTATTGTTATCAGCAGGTGGTAGCACAACACCTACATGGGGAAGTGCGTTTGTAGCAGGTATGATAATGCTATGGTCAGGTTCTTCAGCCTCTATTCCTAGTGGATGGTTATTATGTGATGGTTCTAATTCTACACCAGATTTACGTAACCGTTTTGTAGTAGGTGCTACATCTACTTACGCTGTAAATGCTACTGGTGGTAGTGCAGATGCTATAGTCGTATCTCATACTCATAGTGTTACAGACCCACAACATTCCCATACAACTCAAGGTCTAATGTTTAGTTCTAATGCTGGTACTGTTTCTGGTTTACAAGGTGGCAATAGTTTTTTTCAATTTTCTGGAACACAATCTGCTTCAACTGGAATATCTATTCAAAGCACAGGCTCAAGTGGCACTAATGCTAACTTGCCACCTTACTATGCACTTTGCTATATTATGAAGTCTTAATATGCCAGTACAACGCATAGCTTTTAAAGACTGGTTACCTGACCAACCTAGCATATTAGACTCTGTATCAGAAGCTAATAATGTTATTCCTTTAGCTGTAGGATATGGTCCTTTTAAGTCAGCAGTAACATTTTCAGGTGCAGCTTCAGAAGACTTGAATAATTGCTTTGCTGCTAAACTAGACAATGATGTATTTATCTTTGCTGGTGGTGCTACTAAACTATTTAAAGTAGATAATGGTGACTTATCTCTAGTAGATGAGTCTAAAGCAGGTGGTTATACAGGTACAAATAGATGGCAATTCTTACAGTTTGGTAGTCTTGCAATTGCATCTAATGGCTCTGAAAAGATACAGTCTTTTGACGTAAATAGCTCTACAGCTTTTGCAGACGTAAGTTCAGATGCACCTATTTCTAAATACATTACAGTAGTTCGTGACTTTGTAGTCGCAGGTAATATTGGTGCAGGTACATCACCTAGTAAGGTGCAATGGTCAGGTATCAATGATGCAAGCACTTGGACTACCACAGCGACATCTCAAAGTGACTATCAAATTATCCCTGATGGTGGCGATATAACCGGTGTCGTAGGTGGTGAGTTTGGTATTGTATTTTTAGAAAAAGCCATTGTCAGAATGTCATATATTGGCACACCACTTATATTCCAATTTGACACTATCTCTCGTAATGTAGGATGTATAGAAGGTAACTCTATTGCACAATACTCTGGCACAGCTTACTTCTTATCAGATGACGGCTTCTACGCTACTAACGGTCAAACACTTACAGGTATTGGTTCAGAAAAGGTAGATAGATACTTTTTTAGTAACGCTAACATTGCAGATATTGACTCTATATCAGCAGCAGTAGACCCTGAACGTAATTTAGTTATTTGGAATTATGCTAACGTTTCTGGTGGTCGTTCACTACTTATCTATAACTTTGAAACACAAAAATGGTGTGAAGCAGATACAGATGTAGACTATTTATCTACAT